TTAAAAATAAAATAACATGTCAGAAGAAAACACAGAAAATCCACTAGAAGGATTTAAAAATTTAGCAGCAGATATTATGCCTGCCGAAGATCTAGAAATTAAAGAAGTATCGGAAATAAAAGAAGAAGATTTAACTTCAACGTTAGGAGCTGATACTGGAGTAAAAGACTTAACTAAAGAAGAAATAACTACTGATGAGGTAGAACATTTAGATAAAGATAAGTCAGAAGAAAAAGAAACAAAGACAGAGGATTTATCTTCAGATAATTTAGAGATTGCATATAAAAAAGAAATACCAGAAGGAGAATCAACAGAAGAAGAATTAACTGAATCTGAAGATGAGGGAGTTTCTCAATTAAGTGTGATTGCAAGTTTTTTAAAAGACGAAGGAATTGTTGATTATGAAGATGAAGAATTTGAAGACTCAGAAGAAGGTTTTCAAAAACTCATTCAAAACGAAATTAAAAAAGGGATTGAGAAATATAAGACTGATCTTGATCCTTTAGCACAAGAGTTCATTGAATATGTTGATAAAGGAGGCGATCCTCAACATTTTGTTAAAGCTACTAGTGATGTAGATTTTAGCAAGATTGATATTAAAATGGTTGATGGAAAAGAAAATCTTCAAAAACAATTAGTTGCAGAACTAATGAGGAGAGAAGGATTTAACCAAGAAGATATTGCTTCAGATATTCAAGATTTTGTTGATGGTGGTTTAATAGCTAAAAGAGCTAATAGAGCATTATCTAAATTGAAACAGATGCAAACAAAAGAAAGACAGAATCTCTTAAGAGATCAAGAGAAGGCTGCAGAACAAAGGGAAGCAGATAAGGAAAGTTTCCTTACAAATCTTAAAGAAGATATTAATTCCAGAGAAGAAATCGCTGGGTTTAATGTAAGTAACAAAGCAAAAAAGGATTTCTACAATTATATAACGAAGGTAGATAGAAAGACGGGAAAGACTAAGTTAGTTTCAGATTCTGAGGCTGATAAAGATTCTCAACTGAAAATGGCTTGGTTATATTATAATAAGTTCGATTTCTCAAAAATTGAAAAGAAGGCTAGAACAAAAGCTACATCATCTTTAAAAGCAAATCTTGAAAGAGCTTCTAATATTTCTACTAAGAAACTTAAAAGTAAAGCAAGAACAAAAGCAACTGGTGGTGATATAGATTTCAGTTTATTTGAAAACGCGCTTAAGTAACTAATTTATTAATTAAAACAGAAAGTGAATGGCTATAAACGGATTGCAACTTTATAAAACTAAGTGGCACTCGGGATTAACCCAACAAAATCACCTTTCGTCAGCATATTTAACTGAGCCGGAAGTTATGAGTACTTTGGTAACTCGTATCTTCGGAATGCAGGGATCTAACCCAATTCAATATTTAACTAGTGGAATGGGAAGATCTAATGAGATCGGGAATAGAGAGTATGATTGGCACCTACAAGGAGATGATGAAAAGGCAATTCCAGTGACTGGAAACTTAGGAGACGGTGGTGCAACACCAGGTCTCAACAGAACAACCTTCCGAGTTAAGTTCGGAGAAAAATGGTTCGCTAACCAAGAAGTATTGGTTGCGGATGATCGTGCTTATAGAGTACGAGTTATGGAAGATCCATATTTTGATGGATCGGATTGGATTTACACGTTAAAATTAACGAGTCCAGATCCAACTAAATTTATGGATCCTACATTGATTGATTCAGGTAGTGAATTCTCGAAAGAGTATACTACAGTTCCTGAATTCTCAACTGGTGGTAACACTACATTTAGTGCTCCATTTAAAATGAGAAATCATTTATCGACTTTAAGAAAGTCGTATACAGTAACAAGATCAGCAGCAACTGATGCTCTTGTTATTCAATTAGCTGACCCAGCTAACCCAAGCAAGAAAACCACAGTGTGGACAAGATATGCTGAATGGGAAGCAATGGCTCAGTGGTACAGAGAAATTGAAAGATCATATTGGTACTCTACATTCTCTGCTAATTCCAATGGGGTTACAGATATGTTAGGTGATAATGGTCTTCCAGTTTACGAAGGTGCTGGAATTAGAGAGCAAATTGCTCCAGCTAACAGACGTTACTATTCTGATTTATCAGAAGGAATTATTAGAGATTTCTTAATTGATCTTTCTTATAATGTAATGCCTGAGTCTTCAAGAGAGTTTGTTGCGTTTACAGGTGAGTACGGATTCGCAGAATTTGACAAAGCTATGAAAACAGCAGCTTCAAACTGGACTCTTGTAGATTCTACATTTATTACTGGTAGCGGGCAAAATTTATCTTTAGGTGGACAGTTCAAAACTTACCTAGGATTAAATGGTACAAGAATAACTCTTAAACATTTACCATTATATGACAACACGGTAATCAACAGACAACTACATGCAGATACTGGAAGACCATTAGAGTCTTACAGATTTACATTCCTTGACTTTGGTATGGCTGGTGGAGAATCAAACATCCAATCAATCCATAAAAAAGACTCTAAGGATATGATGTGGCATACTGCTGGTTCAGTAGATCCTTTTGGAAATACAGCTAAATCTGTTAATACAATGAGATCTGATAACCTTGATGGTTATTCAGTTCATATGTTAACAGAATGTGGTGTTATGATTAAAAACCCAATGGCATGTGGCGAGTTAATTTGTACTAAAGCAGCATCAAATAGTTAATAGTAATAATATTAAAATTTTAACATGGCAAGTAAACTAGAAGGAAAAGTAATTTTAAAGGCTATCGAAAGACAATCCTGGTCAGGCTTTCATCGATTCCCAAAATGTAAAGATACAGTCATAGCCTCTCTCGGTCGAGGGGGCTATGCTACTGGCCTTACAGAAAAGGAAGAGAAGGAACTTGAAAAGGATTTGCAAATGAAGCCTGGAACCTTGGGGAAATACTCTGAGTACTGGAGAGACTATACAGTTATTTTAAATGATAAGGATAAAACCTTAAAATTAAACCAACCAAGAGATTATATTGATTATAAGATCTTGATGGCAAGTAATCGTGTAGCTAATTCAGTTAATGATTTGACAGATTGGCCTAAAGCAGAATATGTATTATATGATGCTGAACAAGACGCTAAGAAAGATAATCTAAAAGTAAAAGAAAGAAGATCTGCATATAAAGCATTCAATTCAATGACTTCTTCTGAAATGCGTAATGTATTAAAATTAATGGGTAAAAAAGCATCAAATGCTTCAGATACATTAATTGAAAATACACTTGCTGACATTATAGAAAAAGATCCAGCTGAATTTAATAATACTATGAATCTTACAGATTTTAAACTTAGAGTATTTATAAATGATCTTGTAGGGATAAACGGACTACGTATTAGAGGTGGACATTATATGTTTGGCGATAGTGCTATAGGTCACGATTTAGAAGCTACATTATTATACTTAAAGGATCCAAAAAATCAGGATATTGTTTTATCATTAAAACAGAAGCTTAAAGCAACTAAAAAATAATGACAATAGCTGAAATGCATATACAATTCAAAGTGGGGTTAGATAAGACTGATAGTCTTAACTACCCCAATTTTGAACCTGAAGAAATCGATTTGTGGCTTAATAGGTCACAGGATCGTTTTGTAAAACAACGTTATACCCATGATCCGAAGAACGAAACATTTGAGGAAACTCAAAAACGTACTGACGATTTAAGAACTATTGTAACTGAGGTGACTCTTTTACCATCTGTGATACAAACTCCTACAAAACCTAATGGTATTTTATTTGATTTACCAGATGGGACAATGGGAGGTCCGGACATATATTGGTTCGCCATTAACGAAGAATGTGAAATTCGTTATGAAGACTGCAATGGCAGTTGGACAGATGAGAGAACAGGCGTCTACGCGTTACAACATGATGATTATAATAAGGTAATTGATGATCCATTTAATAAACCTTCGCAAGGAGTGGTATTAAGATTGATGCATTCAACCTTTGCTGAATTATTAACTGATGGGAGTTTTACAATAAATAGTTATTTTCTTCGATATTTGAAGGAACCAGT